TACAGAAGAGGTTAAAACACAAGATCCTACAGTTACTTCAGAAACACCGGTTATTTCAAATGAAGAATCTGAAAAACAAGAGCAAGACACTGTTGAAACTCCAGATACCTCCTCTATCAAAGAGTCTTCTCAAAAACCTGAAAAAAAAGACAAAACAAAAGAAAAAGATGAAATACCAGAATTCGTAAAAGAACTGTTACAAAAATATCCTGGCTATCCGGCATTGTATATTGATTCCAAAGGTGGTGTATTCACCGCAGATGCACAACCTAATTGGGTGAAGGATGCTATTCTTTATCAAAATCCGTATTACAAACAATAAAATTTACAAATATGGCATTAGGTGGCGTTTTTATGAGTGATACCGATGGAAACATTGGAACAAGCTCTACAACCTCAACTGAAAAAGTCACAGGTTTGCTGTTTGATATTTCCAAACAAGCTAAATTCTTCGAAGAAGGTGCTGGTTTGGCCGTAAAAGACAAATTACAAGGTAATGTTATTGAAATCAATTCTATGGATGATTTGAAAGAACTTGGCATTACCGCATACTCCGGTGACACTGAAAAGGATTTACTGTTTGGAATTCCTTATTATCATATCAATCATTTCTTTGGAATACAAGGAAGCACAGGACGTTTGTTTATCATGTTTGCAGACTGTGGTGTAGATTGGAATGCTATAGAACAAATGCAACGTGCAGCACATGGTATGATTAACCAACTCGGTGTTTGGACTGAACAATCGTTGTGGAAACAAACAGATCCGGAAGCAGAAACATATAGCATTGACCTAGTTACAGATCTGCAATCCAAAGCTGCGTCTTTAGCTGATGAAAATGCTCCTTTATCAATCTTGTTATGTGCAAATTCCGCAGTAATTGCAACAGCTGAAGAATCTGTGAAGAAAGTAGAACTGGGCAAAATACCTACGTGTGTCATTAATGCTCGGTTTGTCAGTGTATTGCTTGGCCAGGGATTAGACGCTGATGTATCAGCTATGCAGCTTGCTAACCCGAACCTCACTCCTGTAGGAAATATTGGAGCCGCACTCGGATGTATCGCTTCAGCAAGCGTACAAGAATCATTCGCATGGGTAAATAAGTTCAATTTGATTGGTTATTTCCCAGATATTGAAATGGGATTCGGAGATGTCACTTTAAATAGCGAGGATAAGTTAACAAGTACATTAAAGTACTCATCTTTGAATAAAATCCAATTGGATGATCTGGACGATAAGGGATATGTCTTCTTGTGCAAATATTCTGGTTTGGAAAGCGGAGTCTTTTTCTCTAAAGACCAAACGTGTTCAAATGGAGATTACCGAACAGTTGCTAGAAACCGTACAATTCATAAGTCAAGACGTGCTGTACGTAACGCATTATTACCTTATGTCAATTCTCCGTTGAAAGTAGATCCCAGCACTGGATACCTATCTTCTGCCAAGATTACGATGTTTCAAAACATTGTCTCTGACATCCTCACAACTATGCAGAATAATGAAGAAATTTCAGGTTTTTCTGTAACAATTGACAAGAATCAAAATGTATTAAAGAATGATACACTAATCATTAAATATTCACTTGTTCCGGTGGGTGTAGCGTCCCGTATTGAAGTAGTCGAGGGCTTGGCATTAACCAATAAATAATTAACAAGATGGCAATAATTAACAATGTAGCATACAGCTGGTCTATGATCCGCATTTCCATACCAGCATTGGACATTTCAGAAGATTCTACTATTATGCAAGGAGTTTCTGAAATCAAGTGGAACAAGACTCGTAAAGTTGAAAACAACTACGGTATTGGAGGAAATGCTATCAATCGTGGTTTTGGCAATAAAACCTGTACAGCCTCCATTACAATGGATTATAATACCGTTTCCCAACTCCGAGCATTGGCTGGGTCTTTAATGGATTTGGGAGAATTTGACTTGATCATCTCATTTACTAATGCTTATGCCGGTGAAGACTGGACCGCCGAAACTGTAACGCTAAAGGGATGCCTCTTTAACGAAGACGGAATGGAAAGTAAACAAGATGATACAAACATTACAAAAGAATTCAATTTGAATCCTTTCGACATTATCACAGGAGAAGGAACTAGTTCTTGGCTATAACTTCTAGTATAATACGTTTTTGAAAAGGCGAGTTGAAAACGGCTCGCTTTTCATTTTATCTATAAAATAAAAAAGGATGCGTTAACACATCCCTTTATTATCCGTTTTATAGTGCAGAATTGACGACTAAGCTCAAATATGCACTTTTTACGTTGCAAAAATAATGTTTTATTTCCAATCTACAAAATCTCTCATAAAAATAATAAAAGCCACTTATGAGTGGCTCATTTCCTTACAAGAAAGTAAGGCGTTGCTTTTTTATATGTTGCAAAGGTAATAGATTTATTTTATATACCAAATAAATTTATATAGAGAATATACATTTAACATTTTATTTGCATTCACACACAACCTACCAGCATTATAACTTCTATTCTTGGATAAACATCAATAATCATAATTATAATGGAAAATGTAAACGAAGACCTTTTCTTGCCTGAAGATATTCAGACCGAGATTGAAAAGAAAGTAAAAGAGCTGAAAGATTCAGATCCCAAACTAAAACGTGTATTCCCGATTTTTGTGGAAGGAGATGAAGACGAAGGCGAAAAGCCATATTATATCGGTTATTTTAAACAGCCGCCTTTCCCGACATTCAGTAAATATTTGTCCCTCTCCCAAAAGGACCAGGCCGGTGCCATGCGAGAATTGGCAAAAGATTGCTTTGTCGATGGCGATAAAGAACTGATTAAAGATGATTCCTTGTTCATCTATGGCTTGATGCCACACCTGGCTCAAATCATCGAGTTGCGCAAAGGAAAACTCGTAAATTTATCAAAAGCTGGGAAGTAAAAGACGATCAACTTATTCGTCATAGACTGATATTTATCCGTCATTATTTTCCCAGCGTAAACCTTGATGAGTTAAACGATGAAGAATTTGCAATGCTTTCTGAAGATGCCGTATGGCTCCACAGCAAAATGCTCATAACTCAACAAGCAAGTGCACTTGGAATGCTTGCGTAAAGTGTCTTATTACTCGTTTTTTCTACGTAGCCCTTTATCCTTTGTCGGATAAGGGGCTTTTTCAATCTTTCAGGGTACCAAACCGCTATTCTTTAGAAAATCAAAATACAAAAAGATGGCAGAAAATTATATTGTTAATTATCAGATAAACGTTAACTCTAACCCAGCTTTAGAGTCTATACGCAAATTTCAGCAGGCCACAGCTGAAATGGAAGCATTAACAAAGCGATTTGATGTTGTTGCAAAAAGCATCGGTAAGGTTAATTCAGCATTGGCTTCTATTAAAACTAAGCCTATCAATATGCAGATTAACACAAGCGCGGCAGAAGCTAGTTTAGAACGTGTTTTAAAGCAACTAAGCAATATTAAATCACAGGCAAAGACTGCATTAAATGGAGTAATGGGTAAACCTTTATATTCTACTTCGGATATAAAGAAACTGGAGCAGGCTATTAATTCTATAAACGGCAAAACTATAGAACCAAGAGCAAGTACAAAAAAAGCGATAAATAGCCTTGACTTACTATTACAGAAGATTGAGCAGATAAAGTCAAATAGCAAAATAACTATAACCGCAAGTGCAGCCGGAGCATCCAAAGCAGTTGCTGGTGGCATAACTAAGAGTAATATTCCTGCTTCAACAGCACGACAAGTTGGAGCGGGACATAGTACCTATCTATACCCTTCTACCCGGCAAGTATTGGGACCTACATACGCAAATACCGGAACGAATGTTGCGGGCGAAATGATTAAGGGTATGGGAATTGCCTATGGACTTAGCTCTTTAATGTCTGGGGTAACTTCTGTATTTAGAGATGCTTCGACCTATGATAATATAGCCAAAACGACAAAGAATATCCTCCAGACTCACGATAAAAAAGTGGGATTTGAAGCTAGATTTAATGAAATGAACCAATTAATGCGTCAAGTTGGAGTTGAAACTAAATATACAGCTCCACAAGTTGCATCAGCTGGAAAATTCTTAGCTATGGCAGGATATGATGTCGATCAAATAAAACATGCCATCCGGCCTATATCTGATATTGCACTTGTAGGTGATACAGACTTGGGAGAAACAGCAGATGTTGTAACAAACATTATGACCGCTTATAAAATCCCAGCAAAACAAATGGATAACACAGCTGACATTCTTACGATGACGTTCACAAAAACGAATACAACATTGTTAGAATTAGCTGAATCATTTAAGTATGCAGGTACGGTAGCTCATCAATCCGGATTAGATTTTGAAACAGCTTCGGCAGCTTTGGGCGTATTAGGTAATGCCGGTTTAAAAGGTTCTCATGCAGGTACAACATTACGCATGATGTTACTAAACATGATGAATCCAACCAAAAAAGGACAAGAAGCATGGGATATACTAGGTATTAGTCCCAAAGACAAAAATGGTAATCTTCGGAATCTCACTGATATTTTGAGTGATTTGCACAAAAAACAACAAAGCATGAGTTCCGGTGACTTCACAACATTAATTAATAAGATGTTTCGAGTTACTGCGGCTCCAGGTGCATTAGCTTTGATAAATAATGTAGAAGATGTGCAAAAAACCACAGAGCTTAATCGGCATTCAATGAACCTAGCATTCGACCTTGCTGACGAAAAGAAAAACACCATACAAGGTCTTTGGTATCAGATGACCTCGGCATTTACAGAAACAGGAATGCAAGGGTTTGAACAAATGCAAGGGGTAATCCGAGACTTTCTACAACGCATGATTGAGTTAATGAAATCCACAGAATTTGCAACTGCATTGAGAAATGCAATGGACATGTTCATTAAAGTATTAGATGTTATCGTTGATGTATTTAAAAAGATCATGTCTATTTGGAATTTCCTACCCAATTGGCTAAAAAATGGAATTGTATGGTTTGTAAAAGTTCAAATGGAATTAGGGATTATTGCTGGCATTGGACAAAGTATATTAAGTACGGCATTAATGATTCGCGGAGTATTCATGGGGGATTGGCTATCTAAATTCTTTTTAAAACCGCTATTTACCGCACTTACCTATATGGTACGTATATATAATATAGAAAAAAGCCGCCATAATTTAAGTAAAGGACAGGCTATTTTCAATGCGTTAGGTGGAGGTTTACTACATGGTGGAAGTAAAATTAAACAATGGTTTGTTGGAGGAGGCACAGTCGGTAATGTTGTAGCAAATAGTAATAATAAGACTATAAATACTCTCACAGAAATAGGCAATACAACATTATGGGGAGCAATAAAAGGGCTTGCACGTTTTTTCTTAACTAATCCAATTGGTTGGGGATTAAGCGCAGCTTATACAATCTATAA